AAACCTTGTCCCAAAGCTTCGAGGCTTGCGCCATCAACGCGTTTTGGATGGCTTCACCAAAGGCTTTGCCAATGTCGCCACCATTGTTCAAAAGCGCGTTCTTGAAGTCGTTCGTAAACGTCTTCATTTCTTCGCGGGCATCGCCCATACGCATGTTTTGGCGGATTTGGTCGGCTTCCCGACTGCCCAGGTCTTCGGGCAGGCCGTATTGCCGTTGTGTCGTAATGACCTGCTGATCTTCCCGCGAAAGCGAGTTGAACCGCCGTTCGTTGAGCAAGTCTTGCTGAAGCTTTGCCTTGGCGAGCGTTTCGGAATATTGCTTATAAAGAGCAACCTTCTTCTCGATTTCTGCCCGCTGTTCCGGTGAAAGCGACCGACCCTTGTCTTCCGCCTGCTGGAAGAGATCGAGCGCGAACCGCGCCGCGTCAGCCTCGACACCGAACCGGCCCAGCAGTTCAATTTCCTGCTGAACCTGCCCGATCCGATCATCCGCCGCCTTCTTCAGATCCCGATACGCATTTGCGGCGCGTTGCGCTGCGGTCTCCGCTTTCGTTTCGGCTTTCTTCTCGCCCGGAAGGCCTTCAAGCTCAATCTTCGGCCGTGACTCTGGAACCGGAGGATTAGCGACCAGGAAGGGACCGGGGTTCTGAATTTCACCATCTGCGTTCTGACCATCCAGGCCCAAACGGCGCTTGTCAGGATCATAGCTGCGCCAGGTCGTGACGTCCTGCGTTCTCGCAACGGCGTCATTTGCCTTTTGGACGCTGCCAGCAGCGCCAAGGGCGGCGGTCGATAACGTGTCGAAGAACTTAGCAAACTCGGTCAACGCCGGGATGCCTGTGCTGTCAATTGCAGCCGCTAGAGCGGTCTGGACGCGCTCGACATCAGCAGTTTCAAGCTTGCCGTCTTTTGCCGCTTTCGTAAATTGTTCGAACGCGGATTGCAGGCGCTTTACAACCTCGTCTTCTTCACCGGCCGCGCGCAGTTGGGCGATCAGATCAGAAACGTTGATGCGCGCGTCGTCCAACTCCTTCCGAACGTTCGCAAGCGTCTTTTCGTTGATAATTGTCACGCCGTCTTTCAGATCGGCGGCATCCTTCGCGCGATTTAGCTCATTCGCGTACTCGCGCAGCATGGGGATGGTATCGCCCCATTTTTCCGCTACGGCTGTGATGAGCTGCGCTTGCTCCTTCAGTTTCTCCGCGGCGTCCCCGCTTCCCGAGACGACGCCTGAAAAGTATTGCACCGCGGCGGCTGTCGCGCCGATTGCGCCGATGGTGACCAGCGAGATCGGATTGACCAACTGCATGAAAGCGCCAGCGACGGCAGGACCAATTGCCGAACCGCTCGCCTTGATGTCGTTGAATACCTGCGCAACCTGCGGCCCCTGCTGAAGTGCGACCGTGTACCACGGCATGAAAGCAGCAGTAGCGGCGATATCAAAGCCCTGCGCGGCCAGATTGGAAGTGGCAAAGCTATTCGCGCCGCCACGTCCGCCCGAGGTGGTAACCGTCGCCTGAAGCGCTTGGTTCCTGCCTTTGATTGCGGCTGTCGAGGCAAGCGCCGCCTGACGTTCACGCGCGATGGCACTAGTCATCTCGTCGGCAGAGATTGCGCCGAGGGCATGAGCGCGCCGGATATCCGCAACAGCGCTTTTGTAATTATTGATCGTGTTGAACAAGGGGCTGTACTTGGCGCGCAAGCGTTCCAGCTCCTTGCCTTGGTCAGCAAGTGTGCCGTTCCATTCTTTCGCGGCCTTTGCACCTATCCCGACCATTGCATTGATACGATTTTGCATCGTCGTCGATATGGATTTATCGATTGACGAACCCGCATCCGCGAATTGCTTCTTGACGGTCGAAGCCAAGCCCTGAAGCGACCTATCGATGTTCTGGATGCTTCGACGCAAGGTCGCTTGATCGGTCGATATGCTGATAATGAGGTCGTCGGTATTGTCAGACATGGACAGCACATCCTAGAAAGCAATGAGGATTTTAAGGGCAGTGGGGAGAGCCATGCCGAGGTGCAAAAAGTGCGGTGATGAATTTTGGATTGGCGGCAAGGACGACGTTTGCGCCGACTGCCAACCGAAAATGCAATCCGAAGCCGTTGCTGAACGCGCATCGGCTATGATCTTGACGACAACAATTGATGTTCCCGGCCGTGAGATGGAAAGCGTTGTTTCCATCGTTTCTGCTGAGGCGGCCTTTGGATTGAACGTCTTCAAAGACATCGCCAACAACTGGCGAGACTTCTTCGGTGGCGAGTCGCAGACATCACAGACGGCTTTGAAAGACGTGCGGGAAGAGTGCGTAAAGAAGCTGAAGACAGAGGCGGCGCGGGTCGGCGCGGACGCAGTGATTGGCGTCGGTTTCGATTACAACCAGCTTAGCACCAGCGGACCGGGCGGCATCCTGTATGTCGTCGCCACCGGAACGGCTGTGAAGTTGAAAGACCCACAGCCGCTCTAACCGTACTTTTCCATCAAGGCTGCCATTTCCTTTTCTGTGGGCGGGCCGACCTCCGGCTCTTCACCATTTGCGGCGTTGCGGCCGTGTATGGCTTCGAAGAACTCGGTCATGGTCATCGCCCAGAAATCAACCGGCCGAAACCCGAGACCACCAATGCCGATCCGCATCCATTCCCGCCAAGGAAATGGTTGTTCGTCTTCTAGCTTGCCGCCTTTGCGGCGGCTTCGCCGTTTCCCTCATCACCATTGAAGTGATGACCGAGGACCGTCAGGAATGCCGCCTTGCAAGCTGTAAAGTGAATGAGCTTCAGCTTTTCGATTGCGGCCAGGGCATCACCCCGGACCGTCAGAAACTCGATACCTGCCACCGTTGCGCCTACCTCGACGTCCGAAAGGCGCATGAAAAGATCGTTCAATGACTTGCACTGCAACCGGCTGGATAGTGACGCCAAGCGTCCCATTTCAGCAGCAATTACCAGCTCTACCCCGTCGATAACGAGACGCGCTTCACCGCGCGCCTCGTTGACGGGAAGCGTAAATGTTGGCGCGTCGGCCTGCTTCACGTCAGCCATGGATTAAGCCTCCGCCGTGAAGGTCAGCACGTCCGCCGCTTCGAAAGTGGCGCTGAACTCCATATTCGGTTCCATGTCCCCCGAGAACTGGAAGTCTGTCACCATCCAGGAGCCAGCATAGGTGCCATCGCCGGGAACCGTGACCTGAGCGTCAAAAGCCTCGGCGGCGCGGACCTTGTCCAAGAACAGCTTGGAATTTGCGTTCTTCACGAAATTGCCCGAGCCTGTGAATGTGCGGTTTGAGATACCGGGTCGGCTTGTCTTCTGCACTGGACCACCGGGGTTTGTGCAGCTTGGAATGGTGGTGTCCACCGAGTTGGCGGAAAGATTGAAGCTCCGCGTCTTGATGCCGCAAAGCGGGTTATAGGTTGCCGGGTTGGCCCCGTTGCTGATCTTGATCAACAAGAGGCGTCCGAGCTGCTGGCCATCAGCCATAGCTTTTTCCTTCCATGATGTTCGGGACGTGATGAAACTAGCCGAGGCGTTCCGCGCTACAGCTTCTCGACAAACGCCACCATTTCGATGACGGCGTGAGAGGTTTGCCCATCAGGATCGCGCATCACGCGCGTCTGACGATGATTGATTGAAACGAGCCGATATGTCGGAAGGGGGATATCTGCATGATGCAGCGCATCGACCACGCAACCGGCAATCTTTTTGACTTGAGGAAAACCCTCCTCTTGGGACCATGCGTGCAGGGTCAGGTAAATGTCACCAGCGCGGACGCCGGAAGCATCAGACCGTATGAACTGCGCTTCGCCGAGCGTCACATACGGGACAGCGGCCCCCTCGGGAACCATGTCATACACCCCCGCGCCGACATGAGACTTCAAAGCGGCATCGGAGGCCAGGAGGGCGAAAACGCCCCCCTGCAATTCGAGATCAGGATTAGCCATGACGCTACTTTCTCTTTGCTTCGCGGATAGCCTTGTTCACGGCCGCGCGGATGCGCTTTCTGATTTTCGGCTTCATGGCGCGATAGGTCGTAAAGATATGCGGGAAGGCGCGCGAGCCAGGATGCATGCGCACCGATCCGGTTTCGGCCGCTTTCTGTCCGGCAACAGTACCGCCGCCCTTGGCAACATTGTGGGGTTTCGTGCCAAACTCCAGAAACCGCCAAATGAAATTTGCATACAGGCCCACGGCCTTCTCATCTTTCGTTGACGCTACACCGACTTGCCCCTGAGACGGCCGGTCGCTGATAAATCCGGCCTCGATACTGTTCACATAGTCCAGCATCTCGCCCATTGGAGCGGCGATTTTCACGCCTTCAGCCAGTTCCTCGCCGACCTCAAGTTTTGCCTCGGCCGCGTATTTTTCAATGTTCGGCGCAAGCTTGCTCAGGCGCGCCATCAACGCCGCGCGCCCCTTTAACTCACCCTGAATCATAATCAGCTCGCCCCGCCGCTTTGGATGAGGAAATCCAGCCACATACGATCATCGGTCGGCGTGATATCGCGGATATTGAAAATCGGACCGGTCCATTTGCCGTTCACAAACTCGCCGTTTCGCAGATCCCGCATTCGCCAGTCTGTCGATACTTTACGGGTTTGAGCAGAGGCGCGAACGAACACGACTTGTGTGTGGGTTCCGGCAAGCCTGCCCGCCATCACGTCTTCGCCCCCTCTCAAATGCAGCACTCCGGCGCGGCATTCGAACTGCTGTTCCCATTCGCCCCGCGTGTTGCCGTACCCGTCCGAGACCTGCTTACGAAGGTCGAACGCGTAACGATGGCGAAGATCACCCGCGCCGCGCTTCGTCTTCGCCATCTGATAGCTTCCCCTTTGGTGGAACATCTACGGCGACCCCAGCCGCTATTGCCTTCTCAGCGCAATCGCGCGTCACGGTGTAGCGGTCTCCCGCTCGATAAACGATGGTCGAAGCGGTATCGGGAATGTCGTAATTGAAGTTTTCCGAAAATAGGATGTGGGCCATAACTCACCTCAAGCTGCGACGTGACATCGAGCGTGCTCATTCAAAATCCACTCAACGCCGAGCGGCAATGTTTCAATCTTGTCAGACGAACCGGCTTCTCGGTTGCGATACCGATGACCGACGATCATGCACACGGCATCGATGAGATCGGCCGCGACGTTATCCGCGCTGTCTTCGCCAAGCAGGTATTCGACCTTCACCGCACCATCGACGCGGGCAGCGGCAGGCCAACTTTTCCCGATAGCCGGCGAGAGGCGCGCGGGTTCGCTGTCAGCGTCGAGGCGGTAATGATCTTCCGGCAAAGTCTTAGTCGCCCCTGAAGGATCGACGTAATTCACCGAAACGATTTTCTTGACCGGCGCACCGGGCAGCAAGAAGCAGGACGGAAAGAAATCCTTAGATTTACGCCACGTCTGCCGCATCATCGCATAGCCGATACCCTGCGGACCATCGATCCGAGCGATAGCGCCGCGCAGCATTTGTTCTAGCAGCGCGTCGTCGTCGGAATGTTCAATCGATAGCCATTGTTTCAGGGTAGCGAGCGGGATTAGCTCGGCAGTCGGGCGCGTCACAACCGACACGCCGTCCCACATTATTTGACCGCCTTTTCAGTTTTCGAAGCGGACTTGACCGCTTTTTCAGGTTTGAGCTCTGCCTTGACCGGCACGGCCTGCGGCGGGCTGGCCTCGAACATCCGCTTTGCTTCCGCGTCGCTGACTTCTATTACGTCACCAGAGCTGAAATCACCGGTGGGACCACCGCGCGAGATAAGCAGTTTAACTTTCATGGTCTTTCTCCTTCGGTTCGGAAAGCGGGCGGATTTACCGCCCGCCACGCCGAGCCGAAATCAGGCGGCGGCAAGTGCCAGGTGCTTTACAGCCTTGTTGTTCAGCAGCTCGCCGTCGAAACGCTTGAATCCGATCATTCCGATCTGGAAGCGTTCGGCGTAACGCTCGCGAAGCGTAAGGACTGTGAAGCCCTTGACCTTGCGGACAACGTAACGGCTGTGGTCACCGAAGATGATGGGCTTTGCACCGGCCGCGATTTTCGCCATGGCCTGGTTGACCGAGAATGGCTTACCCAAAATCATATCGGGTTCGCCCGCGCGAACATCGCCCATCTGCCAGAGATAGTTGCCCTGGCCGTCCTTCAGCTTGCGGATGGTGGCAAGGGTGGTGTCGTTGAACTGCCAGCGGCACTTCGGAGAGGCGCGGTAAGCCGGGTCAACGGAATGCTGAAGATCGATCAGCTCGTCTGAGGTAATCGCCGTAGCCGAGGCAGCGGTTTTCCCATTGCCCGAGGCTGTAACGATGCCCATAGGCTGACTGTTGCCAGTGCCGACGGTCAACAGCTTGTTGGCACTGCGGCCGAGGCGCTCGCCAAACAGATCATTCAACAGGGCTTCCATGTCGAAGGCGGAATCCTGAAGAAGCTGCATAGGAATACGCACCACCTTCGTGTCGTAAACATATGCATCAAGCTGCTTTTCACCGAAGGCCACATCGCCGGAGCCATCATCGGTAACAGGTTGGTTTTCCGCCTGCGCCTCAGTGTCCTTTTCGGTGTCGTCAATGGTCGGCCAGTCGATCCTGTTGCCGGACGCCGTTTCCATCTCGCGGACGATATTTGCGTCCCACATCGGTCCCCAAGCCGCCATGGCCCGGTCGATTTCACCCGAGAAACCATCGGGAACGGTGTAGCCGCCCGCCGCTGCATCGCCAGCAGCCTGCGCGCGAACCTCGTTTGGGATGTCCGGCATGTTGTGCATGACGACCTGGCGCTCTTCCGGGGTCAGCGAATTTACGCCAAAACGAAGCAGCTTGCCGAAAGCTTCCTTGTATTCAGGTTCAGCATCATCGTCATTGCGCTGGCGATCGTCGGTGTTCTGACCGAGAGGGCGACGCGGATCGCCTTGGTTGGCACGCTCTTCGATATCAACCAGCTTTTCAAGCCGCTCGATTGTCCCGTTGAGCCTGTCATGGTCGGCCATCATGGCATCGAACTCACGTTCGATTTCCGCCGCGCGTTCTGCGGGGGTGTCGCTTTTGATTTCACTGAATTTGGCGCGTGCGTTCGTGGCAATAGTAGCCCGCTGCTCGCGCAGCTCCTTGAGCTGTACGGACATAGAAAGTTCTCCGATTTTGGGATGATGCTTGGCAGCGGCGCTGCTTTGCGGGTGGTTTAGCCCAAACGCTGGGCCAGCTTGCCTTTCATACGGCGAACGATATCGACGCCGTTGGAAAGAGTTTGAAGCGCATTGGCGCGGTATTCACTGAGGCTACGAAGGCCGATTTCTGTGCCGTCATAGGCAGGCGTGGTCACGATTGAGACATCGTAGAGCCGAACCTTGTTGATCCGTCGCAGCGGCGGTTCCTTCGTATCGTCCCACTCCTGAAGATCAGGCCAGAACGCAAAAGACATCTTGTCGAGATCCCCGCGTTTCATTTTCGGCACAATCGACTTAACGTCCGGGTCTTCCGGGTCCAGCTCAGTTTCGATGAACAGACCCTTGTCGTCTTCCGTCAGCTTCAAAGTGCCGGAACGGGTGCGAGCAAGAGGAAGGCCGTCATGGTTGATGAGAAACACCACATCGTCGCGGCCGATAGCTTCCTTGAAAGCGCCTGGCAGAACGACTTCGCGGAACATGCCGCCAATGTCGGTTTCTTCATTGAAGATGGCGGCATAACCGCTCACGCGGATCGTGTCGCCGTCCGCGCGTATTTCGGCTGGCTTCCAGCTGCGAACCTCACGTTCCTTCGCCATCTTTTTCTTCCTCTTTTGGGGGTGTGGTGGGCTTCACTTGGCCCAGCTTTTCGATTGGCAGCATCGCGCCTTGCATGTGGAGCTGCGCCGCCGCACCGCCCAGCGCTGGCCGGTCTTCGGTCTCGCGGGCCTCATCCGGTGTAATCTGGCCGGACTGGATCGCCCTTGCGTTCCCTTCCATGCGGGTCTTGTAATCGCCGCGCAGCAGTCCATCGAGATTGAGCTTGACGAAATACTTCTTGTTGGCGCGGCCGAAGAGCTTCAGGTTCAATTCTTGCTCAAACTGCTTTGCCCAGCGCGTCAGCGTGTGCTTCACAAAATGCAAGTCCTGCTGTTCCGTGTTCGAGAACGTGCCATTCGAAAGGTCCTGCAGGAAGACAGGCGGAAGCGAGAAAATCCGGGCGATTTCTTCGATTAGAAAGCGCTTCAGCTCTACAAACTGCGTCTTCTCCGGGTCCGCGCCAAGCTGCTCGACCTTGTGTCCTTCCGGCACGGCAAGCGCTAGAGACCGGTCGCTAGCGGCCTTTGCAACAGCTGCGCTCATGTCGGCGGCCGCACGCGCCATACCGGCAGCACTTTTAAACGGGCCGGTTATGGTGAAGGGTGGAACACCACCGTTCTGGAAGACTTTGGAACCGTACTTTGTAGCGGCCTGCGCCAGGCCGATTGTGTCCTTTGCGGTCAGGAGCGGCGACCGATGATCAACGCCGTTCGCCTTCAGCATGAACGCAATGTCGATAACGTCTGCCGCCTCATAGATTACGGTTTTTCCGTTTTCCCGATACTCATAGAATTTGCGGCCGCTCCTGCGCTTCACCTTGACGCGTTCTGGATCGAGCGGCCAAAGGTTGATGACCTTTCCATTGCCATTTCGCTCAATGAAAGTGACGCTGCGACCGCCCGAGAAAACCTGTTCGAATAGGTGCTTGCGCCATTCGAAGGACGTGCAACCATCGTTGACGTTGCTATGAAGCAAGGCGGCAAGGTCTCCGGTGGCCTTCTTCTGTCCGTCCTTCGTCTTCTCGTACAGATGAAGAGGCAAAGCGGCTAACGTTCCGGCCATGAATGTCACCGCCGAAAAGATTGGCGGCACGCCCAGTGCAGATTGGATAGTTACCCGCTCACCAGTGGCGGAAATATCGCCCACCCCGAGGAATACGGTCACGTTTTCTTGCGAGATCGGCACTTTCGGGTCTTCAAGGCTTTCCCGAACTTCAGGCTTACTGCGTTTAAACAGACCAAACATCACGCCGCCTTATATTTGTAATCGGGGTCATCCCATGGGGAAGTGGGTTCCGGCCGTTCGCGGCAAAGCGCGATGCCGACCGACATGGCCGTTGCAACCATGCCGTCGATACGCCCGAAGGCGTTTTCCTTGTCGAACATGCGGTGGCCTGTCCGGTTTTCCGCAAAGACGACGCTTGCCGCACAGAGATCAAGCATCGGGTTTGAGACGATCTTGATGCGCTGATCGTAAATCGCGTTCTCAAACATGTTGATGCTGTGGGGCATCCACAGGTAGATTTCCTGTTCGCCATCTGCGGCATCCTTATCTCGGTCGAGAATGCGCTTTTGAAAGCCCTGCGGATGGATCGTGATGGGCAAGGAAACGCCCATTTCCGCTAGGTGCTCTTGCAGTTGCTCGAGTCCGTACTGGTCGCCGCCAATGTCATCGGGCGCAAACTTCGCGCAGATGCTTGCGATTGCTTCAGCCAGCCAGGAATATTTGAGACGAGAACCCGGAACCGCTTCGATATGGCCCTGCTTGGCCCACACGTCATAGGGTGCCGCATCGGACTTAGCGCGATCCGCTAAAGTGTCGGCCGGTGTCCAAAACCACGTTTTAGAAACGAACTTTTCCGCGTCCTTGGTCTGGTCGATGATCCAAGTGAGCGTAAACGCCGTGAAATCCTTGGTTCTGGACAGGTCAAGCCCGCCGTAGCAGGGATATTCCTTGGCAACCATCTCTTCGAGATCGACTTCCGGCACCACGCATGCGGCCCATGCCTCACGCTTGATTGCGGCGTTGACCGATTGTGTCCACTCGCAGAAATTTAGGCGGGCGATATTGTTACGCTTTCCCGGTATTTTCTGCGCGAGCGCCACGCGTTTCGCCAAATATTCGCTGGTAATGGTCGATTCCAGCAGCGGATTGACCTTCACCCAGCAAGACGGGTCGGTTTCCCAGTCGTCACCCTCGTCCAGGGCACAAACGAACGTAAATTCCTCGTCATCATGATCGACACCCGCAGCGACATTCACCGCATGCAGATGCTCTTCCCAGCAGATCGATTTGCGATCCGATCCGCTGTTTGTTGCCATGATCAACAGCGGCTGATCGCGCGACTTGAAGCCAGCTTCCAGAAGGTCGATGACATCACGGTTCTTGTGTTCGTGAACCTCGTCGCAAAGCCCGCAATGCGGACGCGGGCCGGACTGACCATCATCCGCCGAGATCGGCTTGAAGTAGCGACTATCACCCGCCTTTCCGACATAGGTGATTTGCCAAACGGGATTCTTGCCTTGCGTCGTAGTGCGATCTGACAGCCGCTTGGACTGGTTGCGCATCGAGACAGCATCTTTGAACAGAACCTGCGCCTGGTCTTTTTTCGACGCGGCGGCATAGACTTCCGCCGCTGGCTCGCCGTCATTGACGAGCATGTAAAGGCCGATACCAGCCATGAGCGGGGATTTGCCGTTCCCCTTGCCCTCTTCGTCGTAAAAACGCCTGAAACGACGAAAGCCGGTATCGGCCATCTTCCAGCCGAACAGCGAACCGATGCGGAACGCCTGGCTTGGATGCGGGATGAATTTTCTGCCCTGAAACTTGCCGTCTTTCAGTTTCAGATTGCGGCCGAACCAGTCGATTACCTTGTGGGCCGCGTCCACGTCCCACCAAAGGCCGCGAGCTGGGCCATGCACCAGGTCATGAAGATGGCGGGCGCATTGGTTGCGAACATGCGGACCGGCGACGATATTTCCTAGAAGGACATCAGCCGCCCAGGCCGTCACGGGGTCGGCCTCGTAATCAGGCGCGGGGATTTCATCGACGTGAAAAAAGTTAGTCGAAATCTCCGTCATCGTCATCGAATTTGAACCCCATTTGCCCGGAACCCTGCAAGCCGCGCTCTGCGGCGGGGGTCATGCCGAAGTCACTGGCGAGGGTGCGTATCTGCGCCCATGTTGAGTTGAATTGACCGACTTCGGGCCGGTTTTTGATCTGGACGCCGTTGCGCGTCTCGCTTTCGTACGTTTCCCCGTTGTCGTCGATATCGACGCGCAATCGCTCATGCCGCTCGATAGTCCGGCAGAGCATTTCGAACATAAAGGCGTTGGATTCGTTGAGCCGGTTCTTGCGTGGATCACACAAGGGCGGCGCGATGCGATCCCAAATCGCGGAGATCGTAAACGGCAGACCTTCCGGCTTCAGTTCGGCCGCGCGCTGCCTGCCCCGCGCATCAAAATTCACACCCTTGGTGTCGCCATCGGTCAGCGGGACAACGTTTTCACTTGAAGGCCTGCGACCCTTCATTTGCTAACCCTCTGATAATGTGGCTTTTTGTTTCCAATTTCCACTTTCTGCAAAGAAAGGGATGACGCCGGTGTGCGGTCGGGAGGCCTCTAGACCTCGACCCACCCCCCCGGTCAGCGGTTCGCCGGGTGCTTCGGGTCAATCGGCCATCCGTCCAAGCCGGTCGCGGTCGAAAATCCACGATGCTCTTCCGCTTGCTTGGTTGCGTCGTGGTGAAGCTTGCAAAGGGATTGCAGCCTGCCATGCCAGAAGATTTCCGGGTTACCGTTGTGCTTCTCAACGTGGTCAACAGCGGTTGCGTTAGTCTTGCGACCTTGAAGGCGACACATCCGGCATAGCGGTTCATCAATCAACTGAAGCGTTCGCCTGCCATGCTTGCCACGCCAGCGGGCAAGGCCGTACCAGCCGCGCCATTCGCGCGCATCATCTGACCGTTGATCTTTGCCCATAACCTAGAACGCAGAAAGGCGACCGGGTTAGGGTCGCCTCTTGAACATAGCTGTAGCACTGGCCTTGTCTCGGTGTCTCACGCGGGAGACTGGCAAGGGTGGGTTCCTGATCGCGTATGCCCTGTAACCGTTTGGTTAGCTCTGGCAGCGCCTTGGCGCTGGCATCCGAGGGTTGGCTTATCCGAAGTGGCCGTTAGCGAATGACTCTCACAGCTTCTGGAGAAACGCAAGAGGCAATGTTACGTCATGCGCATACTCACCAAAGCCGAGGACTGACACCCTCACACGCGGGTTTCTCCCGCCCGAGACCTGCACAACAACGCAGTCATAACCGGCAAAGACATCATGCGTGATGCGCGCACGATTGCCCTGTCCGATGGATCTATCAACCGGCATGCGCTCGACATCGATCTTTTCACAAACCTTTGTAAAGACTTCTAAATGAGCGTTCGGCACTTCCGTATATCGGACGCCGTCACCAAGGATTTCGCGCACGTCTTTGACTTGCTTGATGGCGTGAAAAGCTTCCGCAAAAGGCAGCATCCGAACGAAAATGTAGCCGCCGAAAACCGGTCGCTCACCCTCGATTTTCTTGCCGTCTTTCACCGCGATCCACTTTTCGCGAAGAACAAAAACCTCGACGCCCGCTGTGGATAGCTTTCCCGAAACGGTAAAATCTGCCCCGCCTTCGACCGATACACAGAACCAGCGAGCCGATTTCGGCTGTGATTCGAAGCGCACCGCCTTGGCAGGCTCTAGCAACATTGAATGTAGCCGCTCCTCTCTCGTCATCCGCCTTTTGGCGTAAGGCGATATTTCGTTCGTGGCGCAAGCCCCTGCCTGCAAACCTGATTTCTTTCCCCGCATTTCCTGTCAAACCTTGCTCATCTGCGTTTCTAGTTCTGCTATCGCGTCCTCAACAGCCGCGTCTAAATTCGTCACCCCGAGGTCAACCGCTGGAAACGGAAGGTAGTTTGGCGCGAAAGTGAACCACGGCCAGCCCCGCCGCCCGTGAAGGCGTGACCAGGCCGCGTAAAGGTCGCCATCTTTTTTGACCGGCTTGAATGCGTCCGAGATCGCACAAAGCGCGGTCGGGCATTTGTGCGGCCTGCCCCGCTTCATGTCGGCCATCATGTCGTTGACGTTCGGCCATCCATGGACGGCCAGTTTCTCAAGCCGGATTTCCTCTTGCGTCTTGTCGGTCCGGTTCCGGTCAAATGCCGTGAAGACGACATTCCCGGTCGGCGGCTGCAACAGCATCGAGAAGCGCGTTGCCATCCAAAGCGGACTGAAGGACTTCGCGTCGATCAGCTCCGGCCGCTCGGCAACCTCGATAGGAACATTTTCCCAAGCCCTGTCCCGCAAGTAGTGGGCAGGGCTGGAAAGCTTGCCCTTTCCCGACCATCGCAGGAAGGCAGGCGTTAGCCGTATGCATTCCCGCCTATCGTTTTCAGTCAGTCGATACCAAATCTTCCGAGCCTCGGAATCGCTGAAATTGGAGAAGCCCGGATAGGTCACCAGCCATTCCAGGAACTGTTTCCGCATTCTCACCTTGTTGGTCACGGCATCCGCGCCCCCGCTCGCGTTTTTATCTGGAGTGGTATTTGGAGAGGTCAGTGGAGAGGTATTATACGCGGGGAAATCCGCCCCATCTGGCGGGGGTGTGTCGCCCCATCTGTTGGGGTCGGCTTCCCCGGCACCCTCACCCGCGTCGGCCCCTAAGTCGGCATCCTCACTGACTGCATCAGGCCAGCGCGCGATATAGGACTTGCGTTGATGTTGCGGACCGGTCCACCCGGCAGATTGGATAACAAGCCAGCCGCGATTTTCCGCAATAAGCAGATGCCAGCGCACCGTCTTGCGGTCCCGGCCGGTCTTCGTCGCCACGTCATCGACAGACGGAAAACAGCTATCGCCGTTGACGCCCATAAATTCGGAAAGCGCCTGCAGGACTTGGCGGGTCGTCGCCGGTAGATCGCTTTGACCTATCGACCGACGCCAGCGCCAGACCCGAGATTGCTCTTTCTTTGTCTTAACCTCATTCATCGTCGGCTTTGCCCCTGCCCTTCCCATTTCTTGAGATCGCTGCGCATCGCGAAGAATGCCTGCTGCGCACGCTCCTCCTTCATCAGTTGCTTTTTGCTGGTTATGCCGAGAAGCCGTTTCATTGACTTGTCGGCCTCGTCGGCCGTGTGGATAGGATGCTTTTGCGATCCATCCCGCCTTTCAAGGAAGCGATGAAATTCAGGCCTGGCGCAGAGCATTGCCGCTTCCGCCGCAAAGTCGCCGTCCTTCAGGTTTTGCGGCCCAGCGAGCTGCCGTTGTAGATCCTCGTAAGCAATCTTCGAACGCCTGCGGGTTCTGAACAGGAGATAGAGCGTATCGAGCGCGCCGGTCAGCAGCTCCACTTCGTCAGGCGATGCTTGACTATGAATCGTGCAAAGGATCGCGCGGCCAGCGTTGGACCTAAGCGCGACCAGGTGCATTCCCGCGTCATCATGTTCGACTTGCCACCGGTCGCCGTTCGATCTGTCCGCAATCCCGGCCAGAATTTGCAGCCGCGCTTTATCTTGGGCAGCGCTGGTCATGCGGCCACCGCCTTTAGCGCTTGCCCGCCCCATTGCATTGCCATCGCGTCGGCAACGCCCTGATAGGTCTTTGAACGGAGTTGCCACCGAAGCGGCCCGGGCGGTGCGCGATGCACCTTAGACCAGCTCTTGTGCTCGTCCGTCCCGGCCTTCGGCGGAACTAGACGTTCTGTTTCAACCAACTTTGGCAGGTTTCGCAGAAAGAAAGACGTGGCCTTGAAAGCCGGTTCACCGAACCACCAAGGCTGCACGGTTTGCGCAGGCGGCGCGTAATTGCTTATCCGCTCTTTTGCATGCCGATGCATGACCGGGTTTTCCAACGCTATCCGCTCGATAGGAGCATTCCAGCAGTCGGAAAAAAGGGCCGCGCCCTCATCCAGCAGCCGCCACATGATCGTTAGTTTATCGTCGCGTGAGAGCAAGCCACGACGCCATAAGTCAGCCTCAAAGTCTGTTGCTTCATTCGGCGGATTAGTGGGCGGTTCGTTAAGCCACCTAACCCCGGAATTGCAAAGGCGGGTGCAAGGCGGGTGCATGACGGCCAGCAAATCCCAACGTTCGTTCAGCAGCTCGCGCACGTCACAGACAATATGGCGGTTACTTCCGTCTTCAGATGGCAGCAGATCGCAGGACCAGACATCATGGCCTAGCGCATCGAACGCCCGCCGAACGACACCGGAAGTCTCGCAACCGATCAGAATTTTCATCGGTGCAACAGGACCGAGGACATGAACGCTCATGCCGCACCCCCTTCCCGCGCCAACACGGCAGTGTCAGGCATGTAGTCCTTCCAGTCTATGCGCCGCGCCACGGTGCTATCGCCGTAGCTGCCATCTTCCTGCATTTCCCAAACGAACCACGCCGTATTCATGCGGCTGGTGGCAATGTTCCCGTCCCAGCCGTCGCGGTGCATCATCGGAAGGCGGCGTTTGAACTGGTAAATCCGCGCGGGCGGGCATTCGTCCATCACGAAATTGCGGTCATCATCCGCAAAGCCAGAAAAGGCATTCCAGTTGAGCAACAGCGCCATTTTACGCGGGCGATGGACGCGCAGCGCATGGGCGATAAATGCGTTCATCACGCCGCCATAAGGCGGGTTCGAAACAATATCGCAGGAGCCAGAAGGCAACGGTTTTGAAGCAAGAAAGTCCTGCACCTTCTGCAATTCACCGTGACGGTTTGCTGTCTGATAATCCACCAGATCGGCCAGGATGACTTCATGGCCCGCCGCTTCCAGCACCCGCGAAATCGCACCACGCCCGCAGGCCGGTTCAAGCACGGTGTGTGAAAAGCTTTCCAGCGCCAACAGTGAATGCATGGCTTCAGGTGGAGTTTCGTAAAGGTTTACCCCGCGCTCAGCATTCGTGGCGGTCGCCGTCCCAACAGCCGCGCGTAAATTGTCACGGCGCGGCGGCGAAGGCTGCACTGCCTCTCCGGTCGCGGGCGGCGCCTGCTTCAGTAATCCGAGATAGGAAACGAGCGTTTCGGCGCGATCTGCGGTATCGACCACACTCATCACGCGCTTCATTTGGTCAATGTTGGCCTTTTCAGGCAGGAACATCGTGGCAATCGGCTTGCGCCGTTCCTTGCCATCCGCCCCGACCGTCTTTTCCAACTGGGGAATTTCCCCACTTACTTCCATCCGGTTGCGGGTCTTCGCGACGGTCTTGTGATCCACGCCAAGCTTTGCCGCAATCTGACGGTTCGAGTTGTTTGGCGTATCGAGCAACTGTTGCTCAATCACTTGCCGTTTTTGATCGGTGGAAAGGTGCCGCCGGTTGCAGTTGAGCGACCGGGCAAATGCGCGCTTATCCTCTTCCGAAAGACCCTTGCGCACAAAGCGCGGCCATTCGGTAATGCCCAGCATCTTGCAGATGGCAACGCGGTGATGGCCGTCGAGAATGTGACCATGTTCGTCATACTCAACCGGCACCAGAACGCCGTTCTTTTCAATGTCAGATTTCAGGGCCTGAAAATCATCGTCGGCCAGGGCGGGCAAGAGCTGGTAAATACCAGACGCGGCTTGCTTGCGCGCATCGATAATTGCAAGGGTCATAGCTCGCCCTCCGTTCGCACATAGCAGCCGTGGTCGGTTGCCTTCAGCCGTTCGGTAACTTGCGCAGCAGATCGGCCGCGCTTGAGTTGGGTTTCAGGTGTTAGCGGGTGGAACTGAAAAGCCGCGCTGGACATGGCGCGGCGAACATCGGCTGGCAGAGCATCGTAGCGCCGCATAAGAGCGGCCTTTTCCGGCACTGGCGGCGGCAATCGGTCGGGACGGTCCATCAATGCGCCCCCCGCAACTTTGCGAGGTAAGAAACGCCTCTAGGGGTGATGGTGACAATCACTCGCTTGTCGCTGCGATCAATCTTGCAATAGCCGGCTATCTCGCAGGCCTCGGCGCGATTGCGGTCAAATAGCCTGACGAGCTGCATGCGCCCGCCCATCGTTGTGTGCAGCATGCGCAGAAATGCGCGGTCGCGTTCTTCAAGCGGGATGGTGATAACGGGGGTAGCTTGGCGAGGCGCGGCTTTCATGCGCCACCGCCATTCTTCCGCAACAGGCGGTTAAGGCAGCGCTTGACCTCGAAAAGCCTTTCATCGATCAGCTTTTCTTCATGCGGATCGATACGCCCATCCGCCCGCGCCTTGCGGATTTCCTCAGCGGCTTGCCCCGCCCTGCAGAGAAAATCGAGCGCGTCCATTTCGGAAAGTTCGGACAGCTCGTCGTCACTGCCCCGCTTGGGGATGATTTCGAAGCCCAGCAATTCGGCATAAACGGAAAGAATGGCAGGCGATCCAGCCGCCCTGTCCAACTCTATCGCCACATCGAGCGGAACGTAACGTTCCCGCGTGTCGGCCGCGCCATCCTGATAGGGATGGCAGAAGTTGGCGTACTTGGAAAGCTGACTGCCAGAACTGCGGGTTCGCATGGCTGCAACGGTGATGCCGCCAGCTAGATCAAGCGTCGCATCGGTCACGCGCTTGATGGACACCAATTCCAACTCGGTGATTGAACGTAGTTTTTCGACTTCTGGACGCACTTAGAGACCCCACACAAAAAGCAAGGAAAAAAAATCGGGAAATGATTCCGTGAAAACCGCTTTGAAGCGGCGTACTCAGATGGCCGTCACCAACACGCAGAGGCCATCAGATGCAGACAAAAGAGAGATACCCGCGCCGGACAAATCAGCATGTTCCGCCCAGGCGCGGGCCGCAGCAGGCCGGGAGGAAAGGCCGCGCGATTGGAATTGAAGACCTGTCATTCTGCGGCCTCCAAAGCGAAAAGATCGGACCGGTTAGCTCTTAGCCATTCCAGCCGCTGATTATGCATATCGATCACGCCAACCTCGTCTTTGGTCGCCAATCGAATGCGCTCCACAAGGTGAGCATCCGCACGGTTTTCACCCTCTTCGTAACGCTGATAGGTGCGCGCCCTCTCGATACCGAGAAGCGCCGCCATGTCAGCAAGGGTTTTTCCGCGCGTGTGTCGCCACTGCTTCAATCTCATGACCGGGCATATGTCGATAAACGACAATAAAAGTCAACTGCTTTAGTTGTCGATTATCGACATACCTTATTTGTCGGAAATCGCTATAAAAATACCATGTCAAATCAAATCAGAAAAATTCGGGAATCCGCAGGAAAGACGCAGGCTGACGCCGCTGCGGTCCTTGATATTACGACCGAAAATTATAATCGGCTCGAAAATGGCAAGACCCAAATAACGCTTTCGAAGCTTGAGAAACTGGCCGAGTTTTTCCACAGGCAACCTTCCGAATTGATCGCCAGCCATGGCAACGTGCGGACCGTTAGAGTACGTCAGCACGTCCAAGCAGGCGAATGGGCCGAATCATTGCTCTGGGAAGAAGACGACTGTTACGATGTGATCGTGCCTAACGATCCAGAGTTTCAAAACGTAATGCTTTATGGCGCGGAAACGCGCGGACCGTCGATGAATAAGCGATACACAGAAGGTGCAGCGGTAATTTATACCGACATTATCGAAACCGGAGAGTCACCGGTTCCGGGCCGTCGCTACATCGTCGAGCGTGAACGGGCAGACGGAATGCGTGAGGCGACGGTAAAGACGTTGTTCAAGGATGACGATGGGAAATTCTGGCTCCTGCCTGAGTCAACAGACCCCCGACACCAAACCCCTATCGACCTGAGCGGTGGCGACGGCGATATCGTGCGGATCGTCGGAAGGGTGGCATTTTCGGTCCAACGCGAAAGCTAAACCACCTCGAATCATTCCCGAAACTTTTCCCGAGGCCTATGTCATTGAGCGACATAGGTCTTTTTTTGCGCCGGTCATATATTGTCGATAATCGACATGCTATGACTTGACTTGCATTGTCGGTTATCGACATATTCGCGCCGTCCCGTTCCGTTGAAGCCCTCGCGGTTTGGGATTCCCCCGGATGGGCGGCGCACCCTCTTATGTGATCCTGCCGCCCATCCATCCCAAAACAGGATGGAGAAATAGGCAATGCGCATTCAGACAGCAAACGACAACGAACTAAAAGAAACCATGGCGGACGCGATGCTCCGCGTCGGCGAAGGCTGCACGGTCAAGGACTTGCGCGAGTGGTTCACGGACGCGGAAATCGCCCGCGTCGGTGATGCGGCATCAGCCCGCGCTTACGAAAAGCAGGTCGAAGAAAATCGCGAAGCGGCCTGACCTCACCACTTCCGGTTTCCGCACCTTTCGCCTGCGCAGGCCGGGTGCGGTTTCCCGAAGTGGAGAAGCCAGTGGCAAGAAATTCCGTGAAAAATTCCCCTAAACTAGGAATCACCAAGCCGCGCCCGCAAGGGATGCCGCAACCCAGCAAACCAAGTCCGCAGGGAAAGCCGCAACCTGCCAAGCCGCGTCCGGCATGGCAACCGCGCAAGGTGTGGGTTCGCGCCGGGGGCTTTGGCCCGATGGTCAGCCTGCCCGCCATCACCATGTTTCAGCCAGACCAAAAGGCCGCGGGGAAATGAGAGCAAGCCCGACCGGCAAAGCGCTGTTTCGCGTGACATACCGCGACGGCTCCAGCGTCACCACAACCGCCAAAACATCGCTTCAAGCAGGCGCGAAGGCGGTGCGGTCGAAACCCGGCGAAATCAAAAAGATCGATTTTCTGAGGAAGACAAACCCATGACCGACACCAGCCCTCAATTCGAATGGCACGCTCTTTTTGACGACTGCGGCGAAGGTGAACCATGGATGGCGTATGTTGAAGGTCACCATGATCTGTTCATCTTGGCACCCATTGCAGAAGCGGGTATCCGCGAAGCATTTCCCCGGCACCAACGAGAAATCAGCGACTACTTAGACGCCGCAGGCGGCGCAGTGTTGGCGCATGTCTGGCTGGTCTGCACCGAGGACAATGGTGATTCCAAATACTTCGAGATCGCGAGGGCCGGAGAGATTGGCGCTTTTGCAGTAACCGGCGTGAGGTTCGACACATGACCACCGCCCCGCAAAAGCCCCGCGCGAGTGGTGATTACCGCCGCAGGGTCGCGACCTTTAACAAGGGCTTTGAGGCTGGCTATGCAAAGGCAAAGGCCGAGTTTGAAGGCAAGCCCCAGCAGCGCGCCGCCGATCCCAATCAACTCTACATGTGCATGCCGTGCTCTTGGTCCGCTTCACATATTGACGCCTGCACTTATCCGCCCGAACATATTCTTGTCGACGCCCTCGGCAACCAATTCTGCACAGAATGCGCATCGAAGCTTCGTCCACGAACGCACATGACCAGGCGTTGCGATATCCAACAATTGCCCGATCTAGATGACGAGGCCGTAAACCGGCTTTCCGCATTCATGAAGGCGAAGCTGGCGCAGAAGAGGGCCGAAGGGTTCAGCGGATGGCGCGACCAGGCGCAATACAACGCAGCCGCCCTATCGGCCGAGCTGCTGCACCACATGCTCAAAGGCGATCCGATCGATGTCGCGATCTATTGCATGATGCTGCATTGGCGCGGGGAAATTATCGAACCGCCGAAGCTCGCCCCTCCCCTCGAAATGCGACCGATTGCCTTTGAGATCGTGGACCACGAAAACGGCCCGCGCCTGACATGGGTGGAGAAGATCGCGGAAGAATCCGGCCACAGTTACAACGGCCTTTATCGCCGTGATGCGACGACCGTTAAAGCGCAGGAGGCCGAGGAACCGGACTGACTTCGCGCCGATCCTGCGAGCGGCGAAACGCCATCACCGAGGAAACTTTGTGACACCGCTTGCAGAATCACACGGAATCACTGTTACCTGTAATAATGAGCAAGCAAGCCACGCGCGAAATGATCCGAAAGAACGTCGCAGCCCTGAGAAAGAGGCAGCGTGACGCGGGTTTTGTGAATGTCAGCATCACCATGCCGGGTGATGTCGTAGCAGAGATTGACCGTCTGAAACAGGCGCGTGGGGCTTCGTCCCGCGCCCCGATCTTAGAGGAAGCCATTCGGTTTTATTTAGAGCAAACAAGGGCATAAAATAAAAAGCCCCACCTTTGGCGAGGCGGGGGCTTTTTGGTCAAGCAGTCAAAAACTAACTTGGGGCATCAGAAGAACCTCAAGATAGTTCAGAATTAACGAACCCGCAAGAGTCTGTCTTTTGCGGGAGCGATGATTTTTTGCCTCTTGTCCATGCCCTCTTTCGAGAGGACACAAGAATATGTCGCACCATTTTGGCGCGGCTCCGGCCGTCGCGCGTGCAAGCGCCGGTTCGAGCATTGATCAGATCGCGGATCTACTTAAGGCGATAGCCGGCTATACCAGCCGCGCGCAGATCGATAATTTTATGCGCCTGCTTTACGGCCGCTTGCATCATGCGGCGGGCGGCATGCTGACCGACGACCAGGCCGAGCTGTTGCAGAAGATGGCGCAACGCCATGTGGAACAACTGGACGAGGCGCGCGCAAAGCGCCTGCCCCCGACCAAGAGTTGGTTTCCGATCCGCGCCAAGTCTAACAAGAGCCGCGAAGAAGCCGCGACCGGCCACCGCGATCCGTCCCGCTGGGCGCGCAAGCAACGCCTTGGCGGTCTTGCCGCCCTACCCCCTACAGAAGAGTACCAGGGCATCACCGAGGGCGAACGCGCCGTTCTCTACATCATTGCAGCGGACGTGCGCGAAACCGGCTCTTGCCAATGCACCGTGGCCGAGATCGCGGACCGCGCAGGCGTGGGCAAGACAACGGCAAAGAACGCGATCAGGAAAGCGCGTGACCGTGGAATGCTCAAAGTCACCCATCGCCCCCAGTGGCGCAGCAAATGGCTTTCCAACGTCATCACCATCGTTTGCAAGACCTGGCTGGGCTGGCTTAAAAAATTCCGCCCGAACCTTGGGTTTAAGTTTAAGGGGGTCAGAAAACCGGCGTCCACAGATACCTACGGATTCAAAGATAGAAAAGGACAGCCTTCAGTTCAGCCAGAAGGTGGCCCTTCGGGCCGCTTTCAGCGGTTTGCTAGTCGCAAACCACCATCTGACTGACGGCTGGGGTGGACGCCATCAATGAATTTCACACGCGGATAGGTCTTTTGGCTCTTGAGAGGGAGCAAGGGGAAATCCCGAGTGGAATATTATTCCAATGCATTCGGCGAGGCGTCGGGCGGCGCAATTTTTACGCGTGATATCGTTTGGCGGCTGACTTTGTATTTGCGGGCCGTGGCGGCGATTGTGGCACCGGCCGCAAGATCGGCCAGCACCGCCTTGTTCTGCCGGTCGCTCAGTTTCGGCTTCGGCCCCGCTTTTATTCCCGCCGCGCGAGACCGCGCCAAACCGGCCTGCGTTCGTTCTTTTAGTAGGTCGCGCTCGAATTGCGCCATGGCGTTCAAAACATTCATCGTCATGGTTCCGGCCGAGCTGGTGAGATCGAGGCCACCGAGCGCCAGGCAATGCACCCTCACCCCGCTTTCCGCCAACGCCTTGACGGTCGCGCTGACATCGATGGCGTCGCGGCCGAGCCGGTCCAACTTCGTCACGATCAAAACGTCATCGCGTTCAAGTCGGTCGAGCAGCTTGACGAACCCTGCCCTATTCGAGATCGGGACGCTGCCAGACACCGTTTCCGAAATGATGCGGTGCGGCTCCACCTTGAAACCGTGCCGCTCGATTTCCTGCACTTGGTTTTCGACCGTCTGACCGGCCGTCGAGACGCGGACGTAAGCAAAAGTGCGCGACATATGATGTCCCCTGCCCTTATTTCTGGCTGCACGTTACGGGCATGCCCAAATCACTATTTTTGCAATTATGGTCATGAGGGGATGACGTGTCCACATACGGACGGTTTCGGGCATGGTGTTGGGACCCGAAATTTGGTCCCTGAACATCAATGGGCGCAGATATATGGTAGCTTGGGATGCTGATGAAATCTCCTAAACAACTGGATTTGTCACATAATCGAGCCTTTATTTGACAGTCAGAATTCAAGGTCAGTTTCACGAAAATACTGTCACGAAAACCGTCAAGTAATCACGCTCCTTTGATGTTCAGGGGCATCTCTTCCCTTTTAAGCGTTCAGGGGTTAGTTGTGTAGAATACGAATTGCATCCAGGGGGAATTCAATGGCAGAATTGTCATCGCAACAAACGTCTATACAATCAATATTCTCTTGGTATAACGAAGATAAGCTCTATGTGAATCGCAGATACCAACGAAAACTTGTGTGGACACTTCTTGAAAAACAAAAGCTAGTCGAATCCATTATAAAAAAATATCCTATTCCTGCTATTTTAATTGCGGAGCGTGAAGAAGAGTCCGGGACCTACGAAATCATTGATGGTCTCCAGAGATTGCACGCTATTATCTCTTTTATTGAAACATCATTCCCAACCATCGAAGGCAGAAATTTCGATGTAGAGCAATTTCCGACAGCTAAAAGTCGCGAAAGCGAGAACCGTTTCGTTTCGGATAAATCAAAGCCGTTCCTCACAACGCGCGAGATTGGGACACTTCTAGACTACCCTTTGGCAATTTCAGTCATGAGAAATGCTACAGAGGATGAAGTTAACGATGTTTTTGACCGAATTAATACTTATGGTCACCGCCTCAGCGAGCAGGAGCGACGTCAAGCTGGCGTTCAGAACACGTTTTCCAACCTAGTGCGTGCAATTGCATGCGAGCTGCGTGGAGACGCTTCAAGTGACATAATGAAGCTTAGTCAAATGCCCGCGATAAGCATTGATCTGCCTAAGACCAAACATGGTTACGAGGTCAGAGCCGAAGAAGTGTTTTGGGTTAACCAAGGCATCCTGCGGTCGACGGATCTGAGGGATAGTATGGATGAGCAATGCGTAGCAGACGTTGTTGCCTGTATTGTGAATGGCCAAGCGATTCCGCGATCAAAAGATGCTCTTGACGAAATTTATCAAAGCGGGACGGTCGCGTCGGATAAAATTATCGCGGCTCTGGAGGTTTATGGTGCTGATAACATATCCGACGAATTCAAGTTCTGCGTCGACGAAATCCTCAGCGTGTGCTCCGCGTCAAAGGATGAGAAGCTAAGAGACATCGTCTTCGCCAAGAAGACTAGCAATGCATTTCCATCCGTTTTCGCAACGATCTTAATAGCTTTTCATGAATTGATAGTTGCTGGCAAAAATAAAATCAGTGATTACGAGGGAATAAAAAAAGCCCTTACAGGACTGTCTGAGAGAGTTGGCATAGGCCAAAAGTCAACCTCCCCCGAAGAACGGCGTAAAAATATAAATACCATTAAGGGTCTAATCGCTGCTCACTTTGTGCCAGCCGACATCAAGAAAAGCATTTATGGAAATCACAGTACAATCGACATCGACGCGGCTATCAGACGCTCGGAGATTGAGCTAAGTCAATACGAGTTAAAGCAGGGTCTTCTTACCCTAAGCGACCTTCGAAAAATTGATGAAGAGATTGTTCCAAAGGTTGTCCGAACTATTTGCGCTATCGCTAATAATGGCCCAACTCGTTACGGAGAGATACTAATTGGGGTAACGGATAAAGATGCTGATGCGGAGCGCATCGCTTTCCTGGATGGCATCGAACCGAGAAAAGTGGGTAAACGTGCCGTAGTGGGGGTAGCTAGAGAGGCAAAGAAACTCGGCATTTCCGTAGAGCAGTACTATGCTAAATGGAAAGATGGAATTAAAAAATCCGCTTTGTCGGAACCGCTGAAAACCTCTGTGCTATCAAGCATAGATTTCAACTCATTTTTTGGGCTTGGGGTCATCGTTATTTCCATCCCTCCACAGAGCGAGCTATCGTTTGTCGGGGATGAGGTTTACTGGCGGGATGGAGACTCTACCTCACTAGCTAAGGACGCAAAAACAGTAGCAAGCGTTGCAAAGCGCTTCTAGGGGCCAGTTCCGGCTGATGGCGGGATGACAGCATTAACGTAGTATTCCGCCCCCTCCCGCAAACGGCCCTTGGTAAGCTACCGTATATCCGTGCCACTTCAATGTTCAGGGGCCACTATGGCAAGGAAACCTTTGGCGCGGCTTTCTGATCCGTCGGTTTATCTGTTAGCGACGGTGGCCGAACCGTTCAAGATGGTCATCAAGAGCGCCACTGTGATTGACGCATCGTGACGCGTTTACGTTAACGTGCGTGCGTTTTAACGCATCATAATGCGTCAACATCAACGTGCGCGCTTGTTAACGCGTCATAAAGTATTATGCTTCACCCTGATGCTACAACGTTAAACATGAAGGACGCGAGCATGCCTGTCATCGCAGTAGCAAACCCTAAAGGCGGAGCTGGAAAGTCAACCAGCACGCTGGTTCTAGCAACGACGCTCGCGCGCCAAGGCGCATCAGTCACGGTTCTGGATTGTGACCGCAACCAGCCGATCGCCGGGTGGAGGGCAGGGGGGTCTAAAAATCCTGTAGTGGTAGACAGCGCCATCGACGAGGAGAGCTTCAAGGAAAAGCTTGATCATCACCGCCGCAAATCGCAATTCGTGTTTGTGGACTTGGAAGGCACCGCGAACCGTCTTATGTCCCGCGCCTTGTTCCGCGCTCATCTGGCGATCATTCCTATCCAGGCAAGCCCAACAGATGCCGAGCTGGCCGCAAAGGCAATTCACCTGATCAAAGACGAGGGGGAGTCTTTCGATAAGATCATTCCCTACCGCGTCCTGTTCACGCGCACGTCGCCGCAGATCAAAACCAAAATCGAACGCCAGATTTTCGAGCAACTTAGCGGTGGGGAAATTCCCCAGTTCCGAAACCACCTAAACGAACGCGCCGCCTACAAGAGCATGTTCTTTCATCAGCTCGACTTGGAGGAGATGGACCCCGCCGAGGTTAACGGCTTGCCCCAGGCGCGAGACAACGCGCTGAAACTCACCGCCGAACTCATCGATATGATCGCAGAGAAGGAAGCCGCATGAAAGACCTTGGATTTGGCAGTAAGCTGGCGGGTATCAAACCGGATGACGAACCAGAAATGGATATCCCCGACCGTAAGCTGGACGAGGTAGCCGAGCGCCACGGCTTTGTCTCGCGCGAGCCGATCCAGAAGGTCACGCGCCGCAAGGAGGCCGAGCCATCCGCCAACCTCAATATTCGGCCTCCCATCACGACATATAATCGCTTTGTAAACTGGGCGATGGAGAACCGTTTGAGCTACCCCGAGGCACTTAAAGAGCTAATGGACCGGGCCAAAATATAGTTGACGCACCCGCGTTAACGCGCGTCATTCATGCTTCTTGCAAAGCCGCCAATGGGGCGGCTTTTTTTGTCAGCAAAACGCTTACACAAGCATTGACAAGCGTAAGCAAGTCGCTTACATTCACAATCAATGAAAACAAGGGAGAAAGGTCGGAACATGGTGATTTAGGAGATGAACATTTGATCAGGAGTTTTAAACACAAAGGTTTGCACGAACTTTTTACCGAGGGGACGACAGCGAAGATCGACAAGAATATGCATAAGCGCATTATCTTGAGATTGGACCGCCTTGAGCAAGCCGTATCGACTAGCGAGTTGAACCTACCGGGGCATAACTTTCATGCTCTGAATGGTTTCAACCCCACCCGGTACACGATCCACGTCAACGGACCATGGTGCATCACTTTCGAAATCGAAAATGGCGACGTTTGGAATGTTGATTACGAGCAGTACCATTGATGAAGACTGCACCAGCCGTATCCAAGCTATACGGCTGGTGTCAAAAAAACCTAATCAGACAACTTAGCAGATAACTGAAAAAGCCAAACAGCAACCACTAAAAAACCCTCAAAACGAACAAGCAAACCACTGAAGAACCCTCAAAGACAAACAAGCAAACCACTGAAACTCACTGAAAATAACCACGAACACGAACCACTGACACAAACGAACCTTTCGGAGTGCACGTTCTTAGATAGGAGCAGAGAATGGCTTATGAGGTAGTTAGGCCCCTGAAAAGGTGCCCATCTCATCCGGGCGCATTACTCAATGACATGATCCCGGACACGGGTAAGACCAAGGTAGAAATAGCTAACATGCTGGGCATTTCCCGGCAGCAGCTTTACGATATCGTCAACGAAAAGAAGCCTGTGTCGCCTAATGTCGCGGCAAGGCTGGGCAAGCTTTTCGGAGACGGTGCAGCCGTGTGGCTTCGTATGCAGGCGGCGTATGACGCTTGGCAGGCGGAACACACTGTTGATTTAAATAATGTCCCGACTTTAGAATTTGCCTGAGCAGAAAACGACCAAAGATAAGCCGCCCTTCACAACAGGGCGGCTTTTTTCATGGGTGGCATCGAGAATTCCTATTGTTAGCGCCCTTGTAATTGAACAATGGCGAAGGAGTACTAACTGTTTAGAAAAGAAGGAGAGTGCGAGAATGGACCACGATGCACCACGCTTCGCAGTGAAGAGCAGAACTATCGAAACCCCTAGCGGTGAAACCGTCACCATCTTTGATCTCTTCCAGAAACTCCCTGACGGACGTCTGAAGATCTCGGACGATGCAGCGGGACAAACCTTGGAAGAGGCCATCAGTCACGGCGTTCGGCTATTCGGCGGACCACGTTGAAGGAGGACATGAGAAAGTACCTCAACGACCCCGGCCCTAAGCCGCGTTATCAGTGGCGCGAAACGTGGCCTGGTGAAAACCACGAAGATTACCAGGGCTGGGACGGCGACCGCGCGTTCGGCCGCATCATGCTCGAAATCAATGGCACCATGCGCACGAAATGGCGCTGGTCGATCAGCCACATTCCGGGCTTTAAAGAAACAATCTTCCCACATAATGGCTGGACCGATCATCCAAGAGTTGCCGCCGCGAAGGTAGAGGATGCTTACGAGAAGATCGCAAAGCTAAATGATTTGAATTTGAACAGCCGCGACTACTAAAACCAATCGGGTCCATCGTCAGACAGAACCGAAAGCCCTGCCTCTCTTGCGGCCTCTACGAAAGCCAGTCGCGCGTCTTCCGGTGTATCTTCTTCGCTTCCGGTCAAGACGACATCGCAGACCATGAGAGCCGTGACGTAGGCGTCACCCCTGCCATCGGTAGGCCATTCATCCAGCAGGCAACGCGCTAACTCCGACACGGTCTGCAATTTGTTAAATGAGCCCCATTCCGTTATCAGCGGTTCAATCGGGTGATCCTTGACCGTGACCATATACAGAAGCCTTAAAGGTTAGGGAGGGCGATAAACGAAAAAGCCGCCCGGATTGCTCCGAGCGGCTGTTATCATGCAAGCGGCAGATTTGGTATTCCTGGCTCCTTGCCATCGAGAATGATAACTTCACCAACGCTCTTTCCGTTACCGCCTGCAACGGAGTAGGTGAGGGCGACCGGCACGATAGAAAAGCGCGCGAAGGTTTCCCGCACTTCCGGCGTGTCGTTCAGTGAGATCATGAAGCGGCCTTTGATCGAGGCCAGTCGGTCGGCCATTTCCGCAAAGTCGTCACGCTTGAAGATGTTCTTTCCATAGTCGGTTTCGCAACCGAAATAGGGCGGATCGAGATAGAACAGTGTTCCCGGTCGGTCGTACCACTCAATGAGATTTCGCCAGTCCAGGCACTCGATGACGACACCAGCAAGCCGTTCGTGGATTTCCTCAAGCACCGGCATAAGCCGCGTGACATTGAACCGCGCACCGCCCGTGGTATCGACACCAAAATTGCGGCCTGTGATCTTTCCGCCAAAGGCCAGCTTTTGGAGATAGAGGAAGCGCGCGGCTCGCTCTAGATCTGTAAGCGTCGAGGGATCGACCGACGCCAGCCGCTCAAATTCCCGCCGTGACGTGATCTGGAATTTCATCACTTCCATGAGCTGGGGGAAGTGACGCTGCAGAATCCGAAACAGCGTCACCACGTCGCCGGAAATGTCGTTGATGACTTCAGCGCGCGGAATGAGGCGACGGCGAAGAAAGACGCCGCCCATGCCGGTAAACGGTTCGGCGTAAAGATCGTGCGGGATTTGTTCGATCAGCGCCGCGATCCGCGCGGCCAACTGTTTCTTGCCGCCGAGATAGGCAGCAGGAGGGGAGACCGGACGGACTTCTGTAAATTGGAAAGCATTTTGCATTTGTGTGCGGTTACTTTTTCTGACAAACCGCACCGGCCTGCGCAGGCGAAAGGGTGCGGCAATAACCGTGTGTTTTGTCGGGCGGGGTTCGACTCCAATCTTTCCCGCTGTTGCAGTCGCGAGGCTGCAACCACCCGCAAGGGCTTTGCAAAGCGGGCCGGAAGGAAAACCAACCGGCCCGCTCTATTTTCATCGTCCTATGAAGAAATCCCCGATCCGCTTGAGAGCGTCCGCAAATGTTACGCCAATGGCCATGGCCGCGAAGCCCATGGCCGCTAGCGCGCCCGCACCCATCAGCCGCAACCGCTTCATATCGTCGGTGACAGGCTTCATATCCTTCACGTCATCCTTGACGAGCGCCATGTTTTGCTCGACGTCGCCCACACGGTTGACCATCTCGTCAAGCCGCCTATGGACAACCGCGCGGCTTTGATCCGCTTTATCCTCAGATCGCCGCGCCTGTTCTTCGACGCGCTGCAGGGACTCTTTCAGCGCCGTTGCCATCCCCAGCAGTTCACCTATTTTTTGATGCAACGACGCATCGAAATCGGATGGCGGCATGGCCGGTTACCTCCTTTCTTTCGGTAATTGTAAATCGCCCGGACTAGGCGCATTTAAGCACCTCCCGCCAATTAGCGATGAGCATGATAGATTCCTGATTGTTGGATTATGCCGCTATCGGCAAAAGGTCACGAGGCGTCTAAGAGCGCCTGCTGCTCGGCTCTGAAAGCGTTGATGCGATTGTCGCGCTCGATCGGCGGGACATCATAAGGAACATACAGCGTGTTCGTGTTCCCCTCTGGGTAAACCACGGAAACGGTGACGTTACCTTGAGCGTCGTAGTGCAAATACAGGTCTACTTCTTCCATCATGCCACCTTAAAGAAAATGCCAGCATAACCGCTGTTGTTGCCTCTACTGAAGTTTTGGCCTGTGAGATCGGGCCAAGTGCCGAACGTCTGAGTGTTGCCCAGGAATGAAACCGAGGAAGCCGTTCCCGACGCCACCTGTGATGCAGTGCCGCCGATGAGTGCGGCGATAAAAGTCGAGTTGGAGCCAAAGGCCTGAAACACCGCTGTCGTGGTATCGCCGTTGATACCGACCCAATAGAGTCCGGGATTGAGCGTTAGATTTCCCCCGGCCAAAGTGGCACTCATTGCGCCAGTCGTTCCTGCCGACATGGTGCCGGTAACGCCGAGAACGTTACCTGAAGGCAGTTTGGTGGCGGGGTCAGCGGCATAGATCGCAAGCTGAAAGGTCTTGCCGCTTTCGGCAGTGGTTACGCGAACCGCAAGTTCGGAGATCGTCACCCGCTCTTTGATTACAATCGGGTGGAGCTTGATCTGCCCGCCGACCACAGCGGCGCCGCCAGAGACAAGCGTGTTGAGACCCTGATAATAAAGGCCAGAGACATAGCCAAAGAAGTCGGCATTATCCTGGCGCACCCAAGCAGCCGCGCCCGCCGTTGCATCCCGGCAAATGTATTCAATGCCGGTAGCACGGTTGAACCATTTCGAATTGACCGAATAGCCCTGAGATGCGTCGCTTGCAGATGTCGGGTTTTCATCGACCACCACGTTTTTTGGAAGTCCGTCGATTGCTTGCAGAGCAGCGTTAATCTTGGCGCGAGCTTGGGCACCGGTGTCTTTAGAACCAATCGTTCCGATAGGCATCAGGCAACATCCTTCCAGATTGCGGCGTCGTCCCAAACACCGTCGTCGTTCCACACCCCGTTAGCCAATATCCAGGCGGAAGGCACAAGCGGGGCTACCCCACCAGAGACCACGCCCCGGCGCAGGCCAAAGCGCCGACCAAGAGAAAACCCGCTCATGCGCGCCTCTCTTTCCAGCCGCGCACTGCATCGCTAAGAGCGTCCATCCCTTTAATGTAGACCTTTTCATCTGCCTTGAGGTCATAGGCTAACTCCCTTGTCGAGCCCATGTACATGCGAATGAAATCTTTCGTCTCAGCATCGGGCGCGGTCTTCCCCGAAAAGACGAATACGGTTTCGGTAGTTGCCAGCTGAATCCCGAAAGAGGAAAAATCCGCGCCATCAACGATAGGCGCCCAATTCTTCGTGCAGCTCGCTTGGAATGTCTGTGCCATAAGGCTTCCTTTCTATGTTTAAAAATTGCCGGAAGGGCAGGGCAGGCGGCTTACTTCCGGCAGGCCGGGTCTTTGCTGCACTGCTGGTTGTTGGCGTGGATCGCAGGACCGGCCGTCGCATCGAGCGCAGCCAGGCGGGCGGCCTGCGGGTCAGAAAAGCGCGTCATCGAATAGCCGGCACCCTCAGTCGCAGGCGCTGTCTGGCAAGCCGCTATCCCGCATGAAAGCAAGGCAACGGTGACGAGGCGTAAGGCTGCGGAAGGTCGCATTGTTTTTCTCCAGTTGGGTGACGCGATCCAGCGCGTTCTTCGCCGCTTCGATTTGCATGGCGGCGCGCGCCGTAGACGCGCCGTGATGCTTGCCGAGGGTGTAGGAGGCGGCGGAGAGCGCAAGCGCGCCCAGCACCCCGCCAGCCGTGATTTTGAGCCAAGTCGGGATGAGCATCAGGACAGCTCCCGAACCTGCGCGTCGACCTTCTTCACGTCCACGCTCTTGCGCCAGAGGAGGAAGAGGCCGAGGAGGCCGAACGCGACCAGGACAAGGGCAAGGTTCTGCCAAGGCATTGCCCCGGCCGCCGCCAGTCCAGAGGAAAGCCCGCCGCCCGTGACGGCCGGAACGATGACTTCCTTCGATTTCCACCACGGCGCTTCCATGCTGGGGGGGATGACCGCAACCGGGACGGCCTCGGTCACAGGCGCGGCCTTGACGGGGTTAGGGCCGCTGCTCTTAGGCGAAACGGACACAAGCGCCAGGTGGATGGCCGCGCGCGTCTGCGGGCCGTCCAGACCGTCAAGATTGCCCTTGTAATAGCCAGCGGCCTTCGCCTTGCCCTGAAACCCGCGAATGTCGTTCGGATTGAAGCCGAGAACGACCAGGCCGAGGCGGGTGTAATAGGCCAGCCGGTCGGCATAGCCGTTCAAGCCGCCATTGATTTTCCGGGTGATCATTTCCGGGTCGTTGCGGTCCGCATAGCGATTGAGGCTCTTGTGGTCGGGATTGCCTTCGTCCCAGTACCAGATCGCGGACAGGCCTTCCCAAGGGTCGGTATTGATCAGGTCGGGATTGGAAACGAAATCAGGCGGTTTCAAACCCATCCGCTTGCACCACTCATAGAACGCGCGGATGTTATATCCGCCCGTTATCTGAATAGGTCCGCGCCCCCGGTTCTTGTAGCCGTCGCCATCGGCTTCCGGGGTGTTGCCGAGATCGGTGCGGGTGTCGTACCGCGCCTGCGCTGGCGTCGGCCCCCAGATTTCTCGGTCATAACGAAACTCGCCGCTTTCGTGCATGAGCTGCGCGAGGAAGGCGACAGTGCGGTGGACGAGATCGAGGCCGAACATTCTGCCGTAGTCGTCGAGTGCGACCATGACAGAGTTGAGATTGCTTTCAAGAACGCGCGACTTCGCAGCCGCGCGCACATGTGCGGCAGTGACTTTTGCCATAACGATGTCCTTAATTTTTTGGAGGTGATGTCCGAAGGCGCAAGCCGCGCCTATGGCTTAGCCCGCTGGGACCAGTTCAGAAGGGGCAAGGATTTGCGCGGCGCGTGCCTCGCCAAAAAGCGTTGTCGCGATCTGCTGAAGGAGCGGCCACAATTCATGATCGGAACGGTACGAGGACGCGCTTGCGAAAATCTGGCGTGTCCGAAAATCTTGCTGCGCCATAACCGCCCCGACCTGATCGGCCTCACCCTCTCCTGATAGGCGCTCCCAAAGGTGAACAGGGTAAACAACGGTGACCATCTCCGGCATTGGCTCTGCAACCGGCTCCCCATAGACCCATCCGCCATCCTTCGGCACATAGTTTGCACCCGGTTTGAGGGGATAGGGAATAGTGCCTTCCGGGTAGCTCTCTAGGATGTCGGCCGAGGGTTCGCTTGTGGTTTGCCAGTAACCAACGGCCGGGTGATAAAAACCAAATTCTTCGCTCATTGATGGCCTCTTATCTCAGTTCGAGCCAGGCTTGCGTGCCGAGGAAATTGTTGCCTTGCGTCAGCCGGTAGTAATGCCCTGGCGGAACCACGAACATCGGATAGGCGAAGTAGTAAGTGGTGTCCGAGTTAACGACCTTTTCGGGACGTGGCGGAGTGAACCAATTGCTGTTGTCGGCCGAAACTTGACCTTCGCAATAGGAGTAGCGCGCCCATCCCTGAGGAGCGACGATGATCGGTTTGCCGGACGTATTCTGGTAGACCGTGCCAGCAGATCGACTTGCCAAGACGTTTTGCCAAGTCTGCCCTACACCAAGGGAAGGTGAGCTGTTTGCAGCGATGGCCGCTAGCACAAACGCAGTGCTGGCGGCTTGTGTCGTATTTGTCCCAGCGTCAGCGGTCGGAACCTTTGGGATGCCCGTAAGCTCCGCATCCTTCTTCGGCGGATACAGTCCGTCGAAATAGGCTTTCAGCCCGGACTTGACCGACGCCCAGGTCATGTATTTCAGCGCCAGAGATGCCGCGCTATCAAGGAACGAGAACCGGTCTTGATCTGCTGGCGTGGCTTTCTCAGGAGCGGAACCCAGAGCGGTCGCTACACTCCCCGCCGCGATGTCCCCCGCCTGCTGTGCTGACTGTCGAGCAGCCTCCGCACTCGCGGCAGCATCTTGCTTTGCGATACGGGCATCATCCCGATAACCAGCAGCGGCGTTCGCGGCCGCTTCGGCCGCAGTGATGATTGCACCCGAAGCCTGGTCAGAGACCAGCCGGAACGTTCCGCCCGAGACGACGCCCAGCAACCGCATACCAGCAACCAGACCACCTACAACAATGTTAGCGCCGGAAGCTGTCTTGATCGTAAGATTAGGCCCACCATTGAAGGAGACAGACACCGGAGAAGCGGTGTTAGCTGCAACCACCGACAGGGTTACGAGAGCAGATTCCGAGACCGGGATGGCGCTGTCCGCCTTAATGGCGTTCGCCGTTCCGGCCCCTGTATTGTTTGTGGAGATGAAACTGTAAGGCAAATCCCCGACGCGTACCCAAGCACCCGCGCCAGACGCTCCGCTTTTGCGGTAGACGCCGTTATAGGCCACCGTCTCATCACCTATGACCCACGCCATGGAGTTAGCGGCGCGAGTGAGATCGGCAAAGAGTGCCGCACGCGTAGGAAAAACCGAGCCGCTATTTGCACCGATAGAAGTCAAGAAGCTTTCGAGCCACGTTCCCCAAGCGCGCAGGTCCGGCTTACTCGGCCGCGACGGATTGGCGCTTGGGCCATCCTCAAAGATTTCACTGGCTTTTTTTACCATGATAGCCCCGTCAGGCGTCAGGGAACGGTAAACGCACCGGTTGCCACCGGAGCGCCTTCCACGCCTGACCCATTGATTGATACGATCCAGCCGTAACGAACCCCGGCCGGAATTGCTTTTGTGATTACATTTGCAGATCCCGCCGAACCATATTTCGGCGGGCCGATGTAGCTGGCGGTCGCGAAGTTGTTGACCGTGTTCCAGTAGATTTTTGCACCGGCATAGTTGCCGCTGTTGGGCGCGGTCCATTCGAACTTCGTTGCACCGGAAGCAGGCGTCACGATCACGCCAGATACTGCACCAGGCGCGACCGTGTCGGCCGTCGAACGAATATCCTCAGTCGGAGAGAAGTCCGAGTAGGAACCACCCGACGACATGAAGGCCACACCCACCTGAAGCAGCGTGTCGGCTGGAACCGCCCCGGTCGTAAGGTTGATGTATCCGCCAGACCGCTCCGCGTCTTGATACTGTTGTTCGATCCAAGAACCCGGAACGCCACCGCCACCATCCGCCATTCGGTAACGGATAACCGGCGTGAGGCTTGCGTCCTGTGGATCGATAATCACCACGCGGAGAAAGACAGAGCCATTGTTTGATTGCGCCTGAAGCAGGTTCAGGACCGGCGTCACGATCCGCGCCCGAGCTGGAGCAAGCGGGACGGGCGGTTGTTGGCCCTCATCCGTTTCTGGCACCCACGCGTCGATGTTCTCAGGATGCTTGATGACGTCCATCGTGAAGCCGCCGCGCGTCAAAGCGACAACTGATCGGCGGTTTTCGACAAGTTGGCCGTTTAGACGGGGGAGGCGGATCGGCGTATCTAACCGAACCCACCTCGCGTAAACGGCATTAATGCCGCTCAAGCGAACATCGAGACTGCCCTTGACCTTTTCGCGCAACCGCCGCCAGTCTCGTATACCGAGCCGCCGCGCTTGCCGCCACCGATGGCACCATTGATATTCCGCCTCTTCCGCCAATATGCGGCCAGCATCAAGTTGAGCATCCGTATCCTCGAAAAAGTCTGTATCCGAGGTGGCGTAGTCAATGGCCGGATAGGTGAACTTCGGAACAAGCCGATTAACCTCTTCCTCGAAAAGCACATCGTATTGAATGCTGTGGCCGACGATGTCCCTATCCGTAAGAACTGCACATCGACTTTCGCGGAACTTTCCGACCGTGAGAATACGCGCACCATCGCCGCGCTGCACTAAATGACCATCACAGGTCGCCAGCATGGCATTGAGACCGGCTTTCGGTCCGTTTTCCGTGGTGTCCGTCCCATTGCATTGATAGCGCGGTTCAGTGCCGCCAGTAGCGAGAGGCACCGCCTCGTCGCACACGTCCGCCTCTTCCTTCCAGAGATCAAGGACGGGCAGGAGCGCTTTACGGTAGTCCAGCCCATAGCCGAACTCGTTAAAGCACAAGTGCCAGGCAATGATAATGGCGCTGTTACGCGTCCATTTCCAAGTGGCCGGATCATCGGGCTTTTGCGCAGGATCGCGGAAGTCCCAGCAGAGCGCCATGTCGGCTTCGACCGACAGCATTGGAGGCCCATAGGGAAACCAAGTCTGTTGAACCTTGATGCTACCGGCCGAGGCCCAGTAGGAAATTGATGCCTGACCGTCGCCACGATGGTCGTTCGTCCAGAGTCCGCTTGAGCTGAAGGCTTGAACGGGAGCGGGGTAGGCCGTTTCAACCGGCAGACCGACGCGGTGCGAAATACCCACGTTGACATCGTAGCGGCCACTCGGATGGTACGCGATCCCGCCGCTGTTGAGCGTTACCTCATCATCGTGCAGCCAATAACGATTGACCGACTTGATGCGATGTCCGGCGATGGCCTGCACGCAATGCAGGTTCACGCCGGTACTTTCCCACAGCATCATCGAACCCGCCAACCGCGTGCGGCCGACGCCCCATATCCGGTAAGGGATAGGCTGTTGCTGGGGGATTTTCATCTTTTCGGGCTTTGGCGGCTTCGGTGCCATCAGCACTTGCAGGCCGATGGTGAGCGCCGTTGTCGCAATCGCGCTGGAAAGGCCAACGGCGAATGTGAGGGCCGCACCGGAAAGGCCGACCGAGGTGAACAGGGCCGTGAAGAGCGGCGTAAAGATCGGGTCGCGCCGCGCAATTGGATAGAGGGTGGACGTTCGCCTTAGCATCGGCTCCCATATGAAGCGCTGCAGGGGGTCGTCATATCGATGAAAATAGAAATGCTCGTCTCTCAGCATTTCAGCCTCCAGGCGGCGACGTGATCCAGGCGCTTCGCCAGCACACCGGCTGGGCCGAGCGCTGCCCAAAGCGGGCCGAACCGAATGGCGCATATCTGAGTGATTTCGCCGGAAATCCCGGCAGGAGCGGTGACAACGGCAAGATCGCCGTCACTTGGATGTTGGACGCGGATAAAGCCCAGCGGCTCTATCATCCGGGCGGCGAAAGGAACCGGCCCGCCCGCTGCGCTCAAGATGCGGGCTGCACCTTCAGCGTCCCGGTACGTGCCACGAAACGGCGCGGCCGGGTCGATGCCAGTAAGGCTTTCAATCCAGCGCGCGCAGAATGTCGTGCAGTCGTCGCCGCCCATCCCGCCCCATCGAAACCGATGCGGCAGAGCCAAAAATTCCAGCAATGTCATGTTTTGATGCCTTAGTAACCCAAGCCCCATGTGGGCTGGACGCCACGCGCCAGGCGGGCCGTTCCGTCGCAGAATAAATCCGTAGGTGATACCGCTTTTTGATGTGGCGACGACCAAAGAGTGCGGGCCGCGCGTGATCTGGTCGCCTCGCCGCTGACTACCGCCAGCGAGAGTGTCACAGCCGGGTTTTGGCCCATTTCAACCGCTGGCGATCTTTCGCCGGGATGAGACGCAACGCCCGTCCAAATGGGAATGATCGCACTCATGGGCTGGAAGTATTGGTCCAGAGTCGTCAATCCCATTTGGACCTCTTTGCCGCGCATTGGGGGGATGCTGTCGAGCGCCTTAGCGGCCGACGCGGGGTCAAGTCCTGACAGCGTGAACTCCACACTGTCCGCCGTCCCATTCACCAGGACTTCAAGTGTCGGCACCCCGATCAGACGGCCACCGCCTAAATAGACAGTCCCGTTCGGATCGATGCTATCGAACCGGGCCGGAATATCGTTGACGCCAAACCAGATATGAAGGCCAGGGTCGGTATCGACGCGCAGGAAAATGCCAAGCTGGTGATTGCCCCGCATTTCCTCGATAATGTGGGCCGGAATGAAATCCATCAGAACGCCTCGACAAACTGGATGGCCTGTTTCGTGACAAAGAACGCCTCTACAACCGAAGGCAGCGTGAAGTCCGCGCGGAACTTTGCGACGAAGCGCGGCCGAGCGAACTCAACTCGGGTTCCGGCTGCTACGGCCTCGCGAAGAGGCGGCGCGATCGCCAACGTGTAGATAGGATTTTCACCCTCAACCGCGTCGAGAATTTCCCAGTAGCGATAAGCTCGCCAGCCTTTGACCGGGTGACTGATCGAAAACCAGTCGGACCACCGAAGCGGCCGCGCCAACCCGAAAACCTGCATTTTGATGATGCCCGCGTTCAGCGCAGCATCTTCTTTCACTTCGCCATAAACGGAGGCCTGCGAATAGCCGGCACCATCCGAAAACAGCGCGCCGTCAGAATGCGGGATGCGATCAATGAAGGGGGAGGGCAGGCGGTTCACTTTCGGGAATGGCCCGAACCAATCGGTTATGATCGGCACATTGATGTAGCGAAACCCGCCGTTCAACCGAGCGCCAAGCCAGTTGACATACTCGTAATGTTCCGGGTCCTTGATCATGCAATCCTCATAAGTGGCGGTCAGCATGCCGCCGCCACTCATTTCGATTGATATCCCTTCACCCGTCCCATTCCGCCCGCCGTCGATGGCAGAGCCGATCACGTCGAAAGCCGTTCTGACCGGCGCCAGGAAATCCGCCGCCAGTGTCGGCAGGCCGGTATAGATCGCCATCGCGTCACCCTTTTTGATTGGCGTATTGCGTTTGGATGGTCCCGAACCCGCCACGCCGCATGTTTTCATTCTGTTGGGATAGCGCTTCGCCCACGCCTTGATTGACCAGCGTTCGGATATGATCGTCACCACTGGCGCCGACGACATGAACCGTCAGTGCCGTTTCGTTACGGATTGTCTGCATTGAGCTGCGGGGTGCGAGCGACGGCGCTTTCGGTGCAAGCAGCGCCTTGGTCTTTCCGTTCGGAACGACCTGCGATCCTTGCGGCAAGTTGAGGATTTCCGGTCCCTGCTCACCAACGAGAGCCAGGCCACCGGGCGAGTAGTTCGTGCCGTTAGCAAACAAGCCCTTCAAGGGTAGATGCTTGGCGCGGACTGCATCGCTCATTCCGCCGCCATTGAACAAGCCACTTAGCCAGGAGAAAATGCCACCGCCCCCGCCACCAGCGGCAGGCGCAGCGGGAAACCCGCCAGCAGAAAGTTGGCCGAGAGCACCAAGACCCTTTGTTGCCATCCCGGAGCTATCCGCAACCTTGCCCAGCGCGTCGGCCGCTTCTGTGGCTCGTCTTGCCTGAAGCTGGGCCGCGTCAACCCATGTTGTGGCAACACTGTCGGACGAATTGCCAGACAGCATTTGCCACTGCATGCCGTTCTTGCCCATGCGGCTGGCACCTGTCGCAAGCCCCACATGACCGCCCGCCTGTCCCGCGCCAAGCCCACGGCTTTGCAACAGGACATCGCCCCGCATGACATCACTCAGATCGACGGACTTGCCCCATTTCTGGAAGCTGTTGGCCGTGAGCGAACCCGTTCCCTTCAGGCCGACTTGCGACAGTGACGAATTGACGAAGGCTGCACACCAGGCCGTTTGCGCAGCATCGATATCCACACCGCCGCGCTTAAGAAACGCATTGATGCTGCTGGCATCGCGGTTTTCGTTCTGCCCGATCATGCCCGATGCGAGATCGACCAGACCGCCAGAGGAACGCGCTCCCGAGGAACGGGAACTGGACGAGCCGCCCCCGGTGATAGCCCCGATGACTGCACCGAAAGCACCACCGCCGCCAGTGGCACCGGCCGCGCCACCGGACGAGCCGAGAACCGCATTGATCAGCTGATCAAAAACCTTGTCCCAAAGCTTCGAGGCTTGCGCCATCAACGCGTTTTGGATGGCTTCACCAAAGG